ATTTGGTTAACTACCTTTCGAGCCCAAGCAAAGCCAGCGTCACCGCCCCAACCGTGCCAAGCTTGCCAGCCCTTCCCCTGGTCGCTCCAAGTTGAGCCCTGCTTGTCAGATTGGTGACGTGTGAAATAGGCGAGCATTCGGCGTACTGTATCGGGGCTCATCTTTCGACCGTTGGAGAGGTCGCGAGCTCGAGAGATGCCCACTGAGGTCATACCACGTTGAGAAATGGGCTTGCTCTCTCTCACCTCAAGCGCTCGCCTTCCAGCCTCTTGCGCTCCTTTGGGTGGAGTGAAATCAATGTGATCGTATCGCTTCAGATTCAGCTCAGCCTTCTTCTCAGCTGCTGGCTTGGATGGGTGACCATCAGGCAAGAGATCAAGGTCACCGGTATAAGCTTTCTTGCGCTCACCCTTACCCACCAGTTTAAGGAACGCTCGAACGCGAGCCAGCGCCCAACCATTTCGAGTCATACCAGGCCGGTGACTAACAGAGAAAGCGCCAGCGCCGCGACGATACACAGCTTTAAGCTGACCCATATTAACTTGGCGATGAGCGTTCGTGTATCGTTCATTGTGGCTGTCCCTCATGTTCTCAAGCGCCTTCTGCGCTCGCTCTCCGATCTCGATGCCACCACGTGAGCCGCTGGCTGACCCTTCTGGATTGGCCTTGCTTCCTCTGATGCGCTCTTGAGGCTTGGCCGGTGTTTGGGCTTCGGTCCTCTTCTTCTTCTTCTTGATCGCCTTAACCATTGCGCCGCCTCTTGATCAGGGTCTCAGCTAGAGCAGACACGCCACCGCTATAAGTTGGGATTCGAGAAACAGCGCTACGCTGAGCATCTTCAGGCAAATCCCCTGCACCAATCTTGGCCCTGATGACTCGCTCTAGCTCATCGTCTGGAGTGATGAGCCCCGCTGTCACCAGTTGAGGCAGAGCATTAAGCGAGCTTCCAAGCTCATCAGTGTCAAGGCCAGTGTGAGTGAGGCGAGGAAGTTTAGAAGGGTCAACCGCTCCATAGTTCCAGCGAATCAGCCGGCCAATCGTGCCGGCTCCTCTACGGTCAGGGCCGCTCACCTGAGCAGCCACCAAGTCACAAAGGTTAATTGCAGCGCGCCGAAATACTGAGAGGTGGATTTCTCCCACAGATCGAGCGCCGGTTTCAGTCTGGCCCAAATCAGCGAACTGAGCGAGGAAAGCGGCTGCAATCTGGCTGTCACATTTGGAAATTATATTGATTGGGCCATCAGCGTAAAGATTAGGCTGAGCGGCGTAAGTCTCAAACTTTACCGCTGAGTTCTCAACAAGATAGCTCTGCTCTGATGAGATGAACGCTTGAGCCTGAGCTTCAGCGTCGTTGATCATCGCGTCAATATCACCATCAGTGAGCCCGATTTGTTCAGCGGTCGAGCGGTCAACCACTACCTTGGGAGTCGGAACGGCCCAACGGTCGAGCCCTACACACATGAGGTTTGAGACGCGCTGCTTAGTTCGCCACCACCACCACACAGGGCGCAACATTCCAACGCCCTCGAAGTTTGAGCCGGTACGGTTGAGCGTGAGCAGGAGGAGCTTGTTGGCTGGGATGGGCTCTGGCTGTTTCCCTGATCCAACCATATTCTGAAGAACCCCATCGAGGTGTTGAGAGTCGCGACTCAGCCAACGACTGTGAGCGCTAGGTTCCCGGTCAGCGTAATGACTCAGCCACACCTTAACTTTTCCCGTTGAGTCAGGCCCAACCTTGTAGACCTCTTCAGCGTAGCGATAACCAAGAGGGACAAATTCAAAAAGATAGCTCAGTTGTTCTTCCCATGAGCTCTCCATTTGTCCCGAGTGACCGTCGAGGCCAAACGCTTCATTAGCGTACCGGGCCAGCTCTTCACTCACCAAGTCACCCTCAATCCCTGGAGTGAATCTCCAAGTAGCGCTCAGTAAGGTCTGCCTCAACATGTGCCAAGAGCGCCTCACTATGGGATCAGTCCTTAACATCTCCTCAGCAGCTTGAACCCAATTGAGGCCGGTGAGCTCTGGGTTAGACTCTACCGACAAGGTGCCGGCATTCAGCTGAGTCCCTGTGATTCCCTTAACGCCAAAGCGAGGCGTTGACGCTCTTAAGTGTTTGGGTGCTGTACGCTCATTCATGGGCGCTCCTTATGATTCCCTTAAGCCTAACCGTTTTCTTCTTTTTTTTCAACAGAAGGTAACCACTCCTTGACCTGCTCATGAAGCTCAACCTCTTCTGAAACAAAATTCACCTCTAGCTTGGTGAGCGCCTTGATCATCGCCAGCTGTAATTCCAGCAAGTGATCATTCTTCAGTTGAAGCTGAATATTAGCATCTCTGAGGCGAGCGATGAGCGCCGCCCTGTCAGCGTTAAGCTTGCCCACCTCTCCCCTGAGCTCATCAACCTCAGCTGGATCTCGACCGCTGGCAATAGCGAGCATTGAGGAGATTGAACCCGTAATCATCCCCAAGATTCCAATGAGCACATCTCTATTTTTTTCAATTATTTCCACGCGAGCCAAAAAGATAATCAGGCCCATCACCAAACCCATAAAGATTACAGAGAACCACCAGCCGCGCTTTGTCTTCTTCTCCTCATCGTTGTTCATTCCACCACTCCCAGAATTTAAATTTAATGTATGGCCACATATGCACGGCCAGATAGCCCAATGCTAACCAAAATAAAAAGAGGAGTATAAATTCAGACCACTCTAAAAATGATTTGTGCCTCATTCGAGACCTGACCTTTCTTGGGCCGCCCAACCTCTTGACCTTGGCGGTTGATGGTGGTGGCTGAAGTGTTTTGATATGTAAGCCGGCGGCATAAATAACCTGAGGCTCTTTCACTCCCTGTAGACGATAAAGCCCCACGCAAGCATAGCGCGTCCCTTTTGGGGTCATCCCGTTGGACCTGTTCTTGACGCGCTCAAAAGCTGGCGCGCTCAGCAAGACCTGACCGGGTTGAGCCAAGCTCATGATCCTCGCCGCGATATTCTTTGACAAGCCCTCCACCTCAATGGGCTTCGCTCCCACCAATACCAAAAGCTCAATTTGATGCACCTCAACAACACAGCCATAATGAATCCCAATTCTTGCTTTAATGTGGATCTTCTGGGGAATCGTCTGCTGGTAATAAAGCGCGAAGCTGAGCGCCTCATGAGCTAGATCAAACGTAAAGAGGAACCCGTCTGACCTGTCGATCTCTCGGCCGCTGAAGCGATAGAGAAGGGAGCGCGTCAGCCGGTCGTGATACTGAAACCATCGCGCTGCACGTTGAGCGCCAGCGGTCTCAACAAAGCCAGTTGAGTTGACCAAGTCTAAAAGCACAATTGTGAGCGACCGCTCTTTATATTGCTCTGACTCTCTCAGCAATTAAAAGTTCCCTCTTGCTCTAGCGCCTCCAACCCTGACCTTTCTTGATCGCGGTGAGGCTCTGGGTTGATACTTGCGCCGGTCCACTGTGGAATCATCTGCCCATCGCCACATGATGCAATCATATCTGAGCGCGTCAAGTGGGTCTTCTCGCCCATCCTTCTTAGGCTGTTCTTTGGTTCGCTCCCACTGATAAGAGAGCAGCGCCTTCCTGATTGAGTTGCCCGGTGAGCGTTCGCCAGCGTCCCAGACTTCACGAGTGATGAGATATTGACGCCGCGTGAATGCTCGCTTGAGCTTCTGCACCCCGTTGAGAATATCGGTTCTGATTGGATCAGTGGTTGACCTCAACGGGATCCCTAAACCTTTGGGGGGAGCTGCTCGCATTGCTCGAAATGCTGAAGCGCCGGTTTGGTCGTTGCGAGCTTTGCCGGCTTTGTCAGCGCAACCCTCATCAAGCCATATGCGAGGCGCTGGCGCTTGGTCCTGAATCGAGCGCGGCCAAGCAATAGCGAGGATCATTAAGGCTAGCTGCTCAATGGTGACCTCATTGGGGTTCAGCTCAGCACAGATCACATCAGCGCCTAACCGTTCATCATGAGCGAGGATGAGCACTGATGGCTTTCTGAATCCCCAGTCAATAGCAATCCTCGCGCTCATCTCTGGCGAGTACTCCCAATCATCAATCACCATCGTATCAACGTCAAACTCTGAATAGACCAAGCCGCTTGGTGGACGCGGCTTATTCATCACCATGGCTTCACGCTCTTCTTTAGGGAGCAGCTCAGTAGCCTCAAACCACTCGTCAGAGAGATGGGCCTTGTTGACGTATGAGGTGAAGAGCAGAGGTGATAGCCCAGCGCCCTCAGCCATAGCACACCACCAAGCGTCAGCCACAGGAAGGCCCACAAGGATCATGATGGGAGATGGACCTGAGCGCAGACGACCAAGCGCTTTATGCGCCACCTCAGCGGTGAGCGTCTGGCACTCGTCGATGAGACAGCAGCCAGAGGTGATATTCAAACCCTCAAGCGGGTTATGGGTTGCGTCCCTTGTGCCGGGTCGAAAGTAAGAGCGACACCACACCGTTGAGCCTGTGGTTGGGTCTAGCCACTGCCTCAGAGAGTGGTTATAGGTCCAGCCCAATGGCGACAACCATTTTTCCATCTCAGGCATCAACACAGAGTTGTATCTGGGGTTGGTGTCGGTCACCAGTAAGCTGGAGCTCCCGGCGCGCCACTTGGAAATAAAGAGGATGCTGAATACTAGCGCTGAAGTCTTGCCAGCTCCCCAACCACATCGAGCCGCGATGATTCTATCTTGTCTTCTGATCCTCGCGATAAGATCCTGTTGAAGCGGGTTGAGGCTTAATTCTCTTGGTTCTCCCATAGCTTAAGGCCTTCCTCAGTCACGCGCCAGATTGTGGTGTTTTTGCGCCCATCCTTATCAGTGGTGTGCTTGTGAACCACCGCCCCAACTTCAGCGTTAATTATATCGACGGTTGAGCGCTGCCAACCATGATCTTGACTCTCCTCAGCCACCTTAATATAAGCGCCCTCAATCTCATAGGTCGCGCTGAAGAGGTGGTGCAGCATCGACCACTCTCGGGCCAAGCAAATTTGAACCATCACTTTGCCCCCTTGCTGATCATCACCTCGAGTTCATCAAGCCGCTTCTTGTAGATATTGTGAAGCTCAGCGGCGAGCTCAGCATCAGCGCCGCCCTTGTCTGCCCGAAGCTTCAGGAGCCTCACAAGGTTCCTATCTTGAAACGCCCATCGAGCGAGGACTGGAGCCGCGTTGATCTTGGTGGCGTCATACGTCTTCATCATCATTCTCCTTCTCCTTCTCTAATTGTTTAACTCTCTCGTCAGTTTGTAAAATCATCGCCATGACCATAGACGCGCCGCCGTCGTTTGCTTGGTTATGGTTGAGCTGGACCTCTTGACGCGCCCCCCATCGCTCAGCCCACCGCCGTTCAAGAATCCAAGCGGTTCCTCTCCAATCTCCCATCTTATCTTCAGCGGCTCTTTTGAGTTGCCGAAGCAAGATGACCTCAGCAAAGTTCATGGCGCGCTCACTGAGGTCAGCCCACTCAGGGTCAGTCTTACACCAGCGGTAATAAGTTTGCTTAGCGATGCCGGCCCAAGCGCAAGCTCCCTCAATGGTGGCGCCTTCTTTGAGCGCCTCGAGGAGCTGCTCTTTTGCTTCAGCCTTGATCGCCATCTTGGCCCCCTTGCGCGCGCGCGCGCGCGTTGTGGGTAACATTTTCTTTTTTATATATGGCCTCCTCAGCATTGAGGACTTCTCTGATTCTATCGAGCAGATCCCGGCTTTGCTCACTTAGGTAGTCACCATGATCTCTGGCATTAAGCACCAAGAGCTCCTCGAGGCGCTCCAGTACCTTGCGCTCATAACGTTCACTCATGACCATCCTCCTGGTGTGGCACTCCAAGCGCTTCGCTGAGGGGGATCAGGAGGGAGGAGGTGATCACTCTTGGTTGTCAGATTTTTCCAGCAATAAGCGATGACCTCCCACCGCCGTTGACCATTGACTTCATAGGAGGACAATCGACCCTCAACGTAAACTGAGCCACCCTTCTTCAGCTCTGCTGCCCTTGGGGCCGACTTGCCCCAGACCTTGATTGTGTGCCACTCGGTCTCCTCAATCCACTGCTCTCCTTGTTTGCGCCGCTCTGATGTCGCCATCGAGAAGTGGCAATATGAAGCGCCGCCGGTCGTTTGTCGCAT